TGACTTGCCACGGCTCCTCCGAGCGAATGAAGGCGGCCTCGTCCATCCAGAGGATGTCTAGGCCAGCGCCGCGCAGTGACTGAGGATCGTCCGAGGACTTAAACTCAATCAGCGAGCCGTTGGGGAATTCAAAGGTCATTGCTCCGCGATTCTCCTTCACGTCTTTGCCGAGTTCTAACCCGGCTTCCGTAATAACCTTACGCAAAGTAAGGAGAGCGGGACGCAAGACCTTATAATCTTTAGATGTGGCCCACACCCAGAGGGGTGAGTTGGACTCCTTGCCGTACGCATCCCTGTGAAATTGTTCCGGGTGCTGGCAGTAGAATAGTACTTCCCACGCGGCGCTGAGGGTTTTTCCTCCTCGGCGGCCTGCGACTAAGTGTCGGAAGCGCGTTAAGTGCTCCTCATTAGTGTTTGCGTGGAATAGGCACTGATAATAGTGGGGCGCGTAGCCCTTTGACAGGAACCAGCCAAACTTCTCCGGATATCGGAGCAGGATCTCTTCAAGATCGTTGGGCTTGACGGTTACGCCGTCTTTGAACGAGTAATTAGGCACTGGGCCTCTCCTTAATGGGGTCGATGATCCCCACACTTAGGACACTTAGAATAGTATGCCGGATGCTCTAGGTTGCATGTGTGACAATACCATGGCTCTTTGCGGGCCTCTTTGATGCGGCGCTTTGGCTGCACATTACTACCAAACATCGTAACTCCTATAATTCAGGGTTAATACTTACATAATTTAAAGTATTAAAAATATTAACTAATTCCGCTTCTGTAGGCTTATCCGTCTTATCTAACCATTCTAAGCCCTCATAAGAATCCCCGATCAAAGACCACCACTCGCCCGGCCTAAGGGCCTCTAAAGCAGCAACAATTTCCATATGATTTTTCATGTTAGGATCTCTCTTGCTCTAATCCAACTTGCGTTAACACTACCATAATTATTCAAGTATACAGTGCCAGCACTACCCGTAGATTCATAATAAACTGCATAAGTAACAGGGCTTGTTGTAGCAGGAGAATCTATGTAAGTCCTACTAGCACTGCTAATAAGCGTAGCACTAAAGGATTGATATAAAAGATTAGTATATCTAGCGCCTGTTAACTCCGTACCGCCGCGATATAAATATAGAGTAATTCGATTTTCAGCACCAGTACTCTTTTGAATAGCACAATCAAAAGAAACTTCAATCTTAGAAGAAGCAAACGTAGGAGTAATACTTAGCGATAAACCAGTGGCCTGTGGAGAACCGGCCGTAGTAGAACGGGTAGTAGCGTCCTGCACAGTAACATAGTTTCTTAAAGCATTATACACGCCGGTATTTAGACCACCAGTAAGATTTAATGCGCTTACTTCAACCCAACCAACACCAGTATAGACATACACTTTATTAGTATCAGTCTCATAAAACTGTTGACCAGCACTCATACCAGTCATAGAAGTACGATCCGCCGCCAAACCAGCAGTAGGGCCCAAACCAGCAAAAGACTTAGCCATAGATGCTCCTAATACTTAATGATATAGTTAAGGACAAGCAGCGGCTGCGTAATGTTATGTGCATTAGCAGCATTAGCGGCCGTATTATTCTGAGTGGCAGTAGCCGGAATTGTATGGTTATGCCCTCCGGCCGAACTTGTGCTCTGCGATCCGCCATTATCCAATTTACCAAACGTAGAACCACCGGCCGCGCGTCCAATAACCTCACGTACAGCATCAATGGTATGCGAATGACTACCCGCGCCATCCGTCGTTGCCCACGCGTTAATGGAGTGAGCATGTGCCGGAACGCCCGATTCAGCGCTCGTAAGAGTGTGGTCACGCTTACCGCGCCACGTACCGACCGTTTCAGACCACGTAGTACCACCAGAAATAGCGCCAGAGCCGCTGCCGCCGTCCTGAGCGGCCGAACCAGCGCCCACAGGGACACGGCCAGCAAGATTAGGAACACGGAAATGCGTAGAACCAGCGCCGCCCGAACCATTCGTCAAAGCGCCATACGTCGTACCCAGAGCCTGCGCCAAATTATAATACGTCGAGCCAGCCGAGCCAATCGCCAACTCCTGACCCTGACAAAACACCCAGCCCGAAGGCTCCGCGCCAGCGGCATACTGCATAACAGAGCCCACGGGAGCAAGAAAGGGAACCAAGGCTGCCGGAGCGGCGCCAGTGTTATCCAAGTCCATAACCTCAACCCAGCCAGCATTATAAATCAACACCTTCTGCGTATCAGACTCGTAAATCATCGTGCCCTCGTCAACGCCCGTCGGCCGAGTAGAGGAAGTACATACCACATGACCCGACTTAATCGCGTCAAAGTTATCCCGAACATAAGTATTCCAGTCCGACGCGACAACGCCAGAAGAGCCCGGAGACTGCGTAGGAACATTATTCATAGTGGAATACGACATTAAGGGATCACCGCCTTTCAAAAAAAAATAGCCTGTCAATAATAATAACGAACAAAACAACAAAAAAGTAACATTAAAGTTACAAACCCGCCCTATCTATAGATTCTATAGCATCTCAATAGCATCTTACAGAAGAAAAGATACAGAATAAGATACAATACAGAACTAATAGAATCAATAAGCAGTATTCATAAGATTCAATCTTATCCTCTACTTATAATAACGTAGCCCAAAACAAAAAAGTAACATCAAGAATTGTAACAATTACGTAACAATAGTAAGAATACACGAAAAATCGCATACACATGCCAAAAATCGTGCATAGGGGCTTGAAAGCATATTGTGCGAAAAATATGTGATGTATAATATCATATGTAGTCGGGGGCGGGAAGGGGGGATGGGGTCCCTAATTCAAAGAACGTACGCGCGTACGACCTTTCCTCTGCCTCATCATTCCTGCCCACCTACTCAGTCAGGGAACGGATCGGGCACGGCCGGTACACGAGCATGCAACAACTGTTACATATACCTGCCTGTCCCTGCCCAACATTGTGACCATTGATACATGAATGACTCGATTGGCTTGAACGCTACATCCACAACTGATTGGTTGTGAAACCTGGTGAGCACTGGGCCACGGCTAGGGCTGCTGTTTCCTTGACCTTCACGTCCTGATCTGCGAGGAGGAATCAGGGGAAAGCAGAGGAACGGATGCCCTCAGCATTTGGCTTGAATGCAGGGATTCTATGACTACTGTTCCACGATGTGGGACATTTCAAATTGGTCCTTGACGACGGCACGAAGGCACGGCTAGACTGCGGTCATTGACTCATTCAATCCACCGAGCCCGGCTGGCGTATGGCGCAGTTGGGGACCGGTGAACGGAGCGGCTAACCGCCCGGACATTGACCGAACGCAGACACAACGGAGCCGGGAGGCTCGGCAGTCCTGCAAGTAGGCCCGATGATTCGCCCGCAGGAATTGCGGGGAGCACGTCGGGACGGCAAGATGCAGGCGGGAACGGTCCCGCTGGCCGGTGCGACTCCGGTACGTCCCCTCCCAACTGAAAGGAGCCAGCATGTCTGGCATCAGCACGAACGACCGCGCCGCCATGATTCGCCTGACGGAGCAGCGGATTGCCGACATCAAGTCGGTGCTGTACGGGCCTGAGGGCCGCAACCTCTGGTGCGGTGAGGCAGACGCGCTGTGGGATCGGCTGCGCTGGGCTGAGGAGGACCTGCGGGACCTCAAGGCAGGCAAGTGCTAGACTCGCTAGTCCCTGACGGTCCGCCGTCGTCCCCGTCGAGCCGGGGCAGGGACTTTCCGGCAATCCTGCCGGTGTTCACAAGGAGCACGAAATGTCCGCTGATCGCAAGGAGATGTACGCCAAGGTCGCCACCGCGCTGATCGAGATGATGGCGCAGGGCATCGCGCCGTGGTCCAAGCCTTGGGCCTGCACTGGCGTCAACGACGTCAACGCGCCGCACAATGGCGCCACGGGCCGCTACTACCGGGGATTCAACCGCATGTATCTGGGCCTCGTGATGTTCGAGAACGGCTGGAACGATCCGCGCTTCATGACCTACAAGCAGGCCAAGGAGCAGGGCGCTCAGGTCCGCAAGGGCGAGAAGGGCACGCCGGTAGTCTTCAACAGCCCTATCGAGAAGAAGGACAAGGCCACGGGCGAGGTCACCGGGAAGTTCTGGCTGGTGAAGCAGTTCACGGTGTTCAACGTGGCGCAGATCGACGGGCTCGACCTTGACGCAATCGAGCAGCCGACCTTCGAGGGCTTTGACGAGCACGACGACGCGCAGTACCTCGCCGATCAGTGGTTCGAGGCAGAGAGCATTCCCCTCCGCCACGGCGGTGACCGGGCCTGCTACTTCCCCGTCCTCGACCGCATCGACATGCCGGAGCGCACGGACTTCACGACGCCGGAGCACTACTACCAGACGCTGTTCCATGAGATGATCCACAGCACTGGCCACGACAAGCGCATGAAGCGCCTCGACCACGCCACGTTCGGCGACGACAACTACGCCAAGGAGGAATTGGTCGCTGAGATCGGCGCGGCCATGCTCTACGCCACGGCTGGCCTCGACCGGGACCTGATGGAGTACAGCGCGGCCTACCTGAAGGCTTGGGCCTCTAAGTTGGAGGACGACCCGGGCCTGCTGGTGACGGCTGCTAACGCTGCGGAGCGTGCGGCTGAGTACGTGATGGAGCGCGTGCCTGAGCGCGTCTGATACACTGACCTGAGCATGTCACGAAACTGCTCAAGCCAACTACCTAAGGAGACTCCAATGACCGATTCCATCCCTACCCCGAACGAGGGCCACATTCAGTGGCTGTACAGGCGCTGCGAGTGGATGATGGAGGAGTCCGCTAGTCTGCAGGCCTACGCACGAGTGCTGTCCATGTCGGTGGATAGCACGGACGACGAGAAGCGCGAGGCCGAGGACGCCATGGCGGTCCTGCGTACAGCCCACGAGGCCCTGTTCGACCTGATCCGCAACAACGACGAGAAGGAGGCCTAGAATGGCCGCTACCAACCTCATCAACGAGACGGGATTTGATGACCTGCAGCGCCTGTACGCAGCCGCTAGTCATGCCGGTTACATGGCTGACCGCGCGGTGATCGAGGGCACGGTAGGCTCTGAGCAGGACGCCTGTACGGCTCTGCGGGACTTCAGGACCGTGGCTATGAATCTGTTCCCATTCGACGTGGCCGAACTGCTGCTTAATTGCGTCGATGCTGCTACGAGCCGCTCTAACGAGTACGGCTTCTAACCTATAAGGAGTACTAATGACTATCTACACTGTGACGCTGGAGATTCCGGCTACGATCTGCATGACGGTCGAGGCCGATGATCCGCAGGACGCTATCGAGAAGGCCGAGGGCTACGCTGCCCTGCACGGTATCGACAAGTACGACATTCAGTGGGACGAGGCGTCTCACGGTACTGCAATCATCGAGGAGGACTGATGTTCGACATGAAGCACGAGATCGCCCTGACCCGGCTGGAGGGCGCCCTGCTGCAGCGGGCCTGTATCACGGCAAGCGCTGAGTGTGACACGGTGATGGCCTCTATGTTCATGGTCCCCGACGACCTGCGCACGAACGGCTGGACGCGCTCCATGAATGGTCTGCAGGACCGCAAGCGCCGGTACGAGGACTTGGCCGAGAAGATGCACACGGTAGCCTATCCGAACAGGGTGCGCGAGGAGTGGGAGGACTTCGTGGCGGACTTGGACTGCCGCTTGGACGGCTGGGCCCCGAATCCCCCGCTGGACGACTAGACTTGACATCTACGACAATAGCCACTACACTTGACCTATGTTCAACGAAAGGAACAACATGTACAACCTGACGATCACCTCTGACCACGACGTGTGGGAGCGCGAGGGCTACGGCTACATCGACCCGGCTATCGAGGCAGAGGAGGAGCGCGTGGACACCTACCTCGACCACGCTCACGACCTGCTGCTGAATCCGTCGATCATGACGGACGACGACAAGGCAGCCCTCTACAACGGCCTGTACGACCTGCAGCGCGAGTCGGATCGCTTCTCGCACGACCTGCGGGACCGGCTGGCCGTCACCATCAACCTCGCGGAGGCCACGCTGTGAAGTCTTACCCTCTGGCTGAGACTGAGTACCCCAAGGGCTATTACGTCCGCGTCTGGGGTCAGGACTGCAATGTCTACAAGCGCAAGACGCAGTACGTCAGTACGCTCGTGGCATCCTGTGAGCAGCCCGATCAGGCTCACCGTATCGCTAAGGCTCTGAGTAGGTAGCCTAGCATCGATTTTAAGGCCCCTAGGAGGCTCTGTACGGGCTTTCTAGGGGTCTAGGGATACTACCCTACTGGTAGGCCCTTTAAAACGCTTAGAAAGGAAATTTGAAATGTGGTACGCATTCCATCAGAACAATTCTCATGGCGTCTTTCAGGGACCGGCAGCGCTGGTCAATATCGAGGCCGACTCCCCTGACGAGGCTAACCTCATTGCCCTTAAGGGCGATATCTACTTTGACGGCTGCTATGCCGGTGATGACTGCGACTGCTGCGGTGATCGCTGGTATCCAGTGAACGAGTACGACGGTCAAGAGGAGCCCGCCAAGCCCTCTGACGTGATGGTCCGTTTCTGTGAGGAGGACAACGTTCCCCCCGTAATCAACATTGCAAAGGAGGCATAATGAGTACTGAAATTCTAGAGCCGATGCTCTACATCGCCCTTCCCGGTATCATGATTGGAATTGTGTGGGCATTCATCGAATGGATTGGCTAGAGGACATGGAAGACCTACTTGACCCAAGGGACGAGATGACATACACGAATCGTAATAATCGGATTATTCGTAATTCGGCTATTTGTAACAAGTGTAACGAGGAAATTACTAGCCACTATACGCACGATTTTGTTACTTGCGGCTGCGGCGGCCTTAGCGTGGACGGTGGTACTGAGTACCTGCGCAGGGTTTTTGGCAAGGAGGGCTACTTGGACACCTCTGTTATGGATGTAAAGAAACCGTAACAATTGTGTAAATCCTATTTGCACTTCGTCTATTTATCTGGTAACCTGTAGAATCTATAGAGATAGTATAGAATCTATAGAAAAAGATATACTTTATAGATTCTATAGATACTCAATAAGGAGTAATATGAGTTCTTATCTGGACGCAGTAGAGGATATGCAGGAATTCCTGATCCGCTACGAGATTGGCGTAACCGATCATGAGCGTATTTCGGTGATTCGAGATATGCAGCATCAGTTGGCTGAGATGTACAACGTTGAGCAGGAGACTTGGCGGCTGGAGCCCTACTTGGAGGATTTGGCTGATGAGTCCTAGCGATCTGCTTGACTACTGGAACCCTGAGGATCCGAACGACGACTACTACGACGCCGATAAGTACTTGGCAGAGTTGGAGTACAAGTACAGCATCTGGTACGCTATGCGTCGGGACTCTGGTGAGGGCGGGCTGCCGTTCCCTTGGGAGTCTGGAGTCCTTGATGATTAAAGATTCTACTGATAGGCCTGAGGCTAGGATTATCTACAAGCGGCCACGCGCTACCGGCAGCGCTGTCTGGCACGTGTCCGTTGACGGCCTGCCTATGGGTACTACGAGTAGCATGAATGATGCCACGACGCTGCTCTACGAGAGTGGCTACAAGGTCTGGGGATACCGGCGCGTACAAAACAAAAATGACCATCCTGAATATGTGGCGTCTCTTCTAGTTATAAAGGAGAAGGCATGAGCAGCACTCGTGATGCTCTCTGCATGTGCGACTTGTGCCGCAAGCGCGCAGCCGCATACGCGCGCATTGAAGCGTTTGCCGCGATCCGACGTGCCGCAGCAGTAGCGCGACGAGCGGAGAAGTGGTCTGGCGTTTCTGCCTACGAAGGATTCGTAATGGCGCAAGGTGTGCGCGCTGCCATTCGTGCGGCTATCGGATCGGACAAGCAA